TGCAGATTTCAGCATCAAGCCTGTGGCGAACCCCAGGCTCACCTGGACCACCAAGTTTGCGGTATTCCGCACCGACGGCAACGTGAAACCGTTCATCCGCCAGGAGGAAGTCCCGGTATCCATCGATGCAATCGCCGAGGGATCCGAGCTCGAGTTCAACGAGAAGAAGCATCACTACGGCGTCTCGGCCACCAGGAACGTGGGATACGGTTACTGGCAGCATGCCTGCCTGGTGACCATGACCTAAGCCTGAAGACACAAAAGCAGGCCAAAGACAAGATCAGGTGGAGGGGGTCGGCTGGCCCCCTCCGTTTCCAGGAGGAAGCTATATGAGATCGTACAGGATAAAAGAGTTCGTTACCATCCGCGATGGCATACTCGGTCTCACGGCAGAACAGGCGAAGGCTCGGGCATACGCTCTCAAGGAGATTGAAGCGGCCAAGGGAGAGAGCCGGGGACGCTACGAGGTCCTTTCTGCCGGCGTTGGGTTCAAGGCCGGGGAGGTCATCGAGGCCGATATCACCATCACCAAGGCCCTCGCTGTTGCCTTCGAGGACATCACGATCCCAGCGGCTGCAAAACAGGCGAATCCCGTTGAGATCAAGAAGAAGGCCAAGAAGTAATAGCCAGGAGCCCCCATGCGATTCGACCTGGCCCTTGAAGACATCGACAAAGCCTTCGCCAAGCTGGACATGATGGACAAGGCGGTCCAGAAGGGCGTGGTGTCGGGCCTGAACAAGCTCGCAGCCCAGGGCTTGACCCAGGGCGTGAGGGCCATAACCCAGCAGTACAACATCAAGACCGGTGATGCAAAGAAAGGCGTCAGCGTCACTAAGGCCAGCGTCGCGGCCATCAGGCTCAACGGCAGCACCCATGCTACCATCCATGCTAGCGGACGCTCATTCCCCCTCTTTAAGTTCGGTGCCCGCCCCACTGCTCCCATCAGTCAGAGGGGGATAGAGAGACACGGGCATGCCAAAACAGCAAAGCAGGCATCGTCCATGAGGCAGTACCCCGGCCGCAAGCGGACCACGGTGAAGGTCAAAAGGGCAGGGGCTAGGACCAGGCTGGAGCACGCGTTCGTGGCACGCATGGCCAGCGGACATGTAGGGGTGTTCGAGCGGACCACCAAACGCACCCTGCCCATCAAGGAGATGCACTCCATCGGTGTGTCCGGCATGTTCAAGGCCGCATCCATCAGGACCATCAAGCAGCTCGTGAGAACCAAGGGCCCGGCGGTTATCAGGCACGAGATTGGTTACCAGCTCTCCAGGAGTGGGAACAGATGAGCCTCCAGGATGACATCCTTGATGACATCGGCGATGTGTACCTTGATACCTCAGGAGGCTTCGCCGTCTCTGCCACACTCAAGCGCGCCGGATACTCGTCCACCACAATCAGTGTCATCTTCGATGAGCCCACACAGGTGGAAAACGCGGCGACCGGAGAGATCGAGATGACCATCCCTTCCGCCCAGGCTGCAACCTCAGACATCACCGGCACTACTCATGGAGATGTCCTGGAGATCGACGGGACCGAGTATGAGGTCCTGGCGATCCTGCCCGATGGTCTCGGCATGTCACGGCTCGAGCTGAGCCGGAATACCGCTGGAGAGTGACGGTATGAGCACCCCGATGAGACAGCTGATAGTGGCCGCGATCAAGACGCGCCTGGCTCTCATCCGCGTGGCCTCCGACTACAACACGGATATCGGGAGAAAGGTCACCGAGTGGCGGTCTGCCCCATGGCAGGACATAGACGTGCCGGGGCTGGATGTGAGGGACACGGGCGACACCATGACCGAGGGCAGCGGAACCAGGACGCTCCACCGCCTCCAGGTCGAGATCCTTGCCATGGTCAAGGGCGACCAGGGCGATGTGCCGACCCAGATGCGCGGGGCCATAGCCGATCTCATGGCTGCCATCGGAACGGACAGCGCATGGGGCCTCGGCACCCCCGACGCGGACAACAGGCATGTAACTTACTCGGAGCCGCTGAGCGAAGAGAGCACGGAGGTGGTCCAGGACGGCAAGCGGATCGGCGCGGTCAAGCTGGTCCTGGCCGTAAACTACATCACCAACAGGTGGGAGGCGTAACATGGCCGAACAAGTATTGCTCAACTGTCAGATATTCCACGGAGGCTATGACCTCAGCGGAAAGCACAATGAGATCTCGCTCGCCTACGGAGCCGACATCAAGGACAAGACCCCGCTCAATGTGACCTCCAGGCGGAAGATCGCCGGGCTGTGTGATGCGGAGATCTCGGGCGGTGGGTTCTGGTCCGCCGCGGACCTCGATGCCGTTCTGTTCAACGGCCTGACCGTCGATGATCAGATATTCACGATTAGCCCCTCATCGGGCGCCATAGGATCACTGGCGTACATGCTCAAGGCGGTGGACGGCGAGTATGTTCCCGGGGCTCAGATCGGTGAACTGGTGGGGTTCAACTTCGCGGCATACGGCATGGGCGACCTGGTGCGCGGAATCATCATGGAGAACGCTGCCAAAACGGCAACGGGAACCGGGACAGCCAGGCAGCTCGCAGCGGTCAGCGCAACCCAGAAGATCCATGCCTCCCTGCATGTATTGAGCATCAGCGGTACCGCCACCCCGACCGTGACGGTAACCATCGATTCCAACGACGAGAACGTGTGGACGGGCGGCGAAACCGAGCGGTTCGCATTTACCGCGGCCACGGCCATCGGGGCCCAGTGGCTCACCGTGGATGGAGCGATCACGGACACCTGGTGGAGGGTAAGCTGGGAGATATCAGGCACAGACCCGAGCATCCTTATCGCAGTCATGCTCGGCATCAGATGAAACAAAGGAGATAAGCCATGGCAGAGCTTGTTTACAAAGACCCGTACCTGCTGGTCAACAGCGTGGACCTGAGCGATTACGTGAGGCAGGTCACCATCAACTACGGTGCCGAGATCCTCGACAAGACGGCAGGAACCACCAACTCCAAGGAGAAGATAGCCGGCCTGAAGGACTGGAGCCTCAGCATCGAGCTGAACCAGGACTTCGCGACGAGCGCGGTGGATGACACACTGTTTGATCTTGTGGGCGCTGCCGAGTTCGCGGTGGTCATAAAACCGAACGGCAGCGTTACCGGATCGAGCAACCCGTCATTCTCCGGCAATGGTGTCCTGGCCAGCTATCCGCCCTTGGGAGCTTCCGTGGGCCAGCTCATCACCACGAGCATCACCATCGAGGGATCCGGAGACCTGAGCAGGGCGACCACATAAGGAGGCTGCATGTCATTGCGAGACAGCATATTGTCAGCGGCCGACCTCAAGCGCGTGCCCGTCGAGGTGTCGGAGTGGGGCACTAAGATCGAGCTCCGGGAATTCTCCGGACTCGATCGTCAGCGCTTCTTTGCCCTGGTCAAGCCCGAGGAGGGCCAGCAGGTTGACATCCTCAGGTACCATGCCACCGCGTTCATTCTCGGCGCATATGAGCCTGGCGGCGGCCCCGTGTTCAACCTGGCCGATGACGCCATAGAGGGTGAGATCAGGGAGATGTCAGGAAAGAATGTCTCCGTGTTCTTTCCCCTTGCCGTCCGCGTCCTGGACCTGTCAGGCATCGGCAAGGAGCCCGAGGGGAGGGCTGAAAAAAACTCAGGTTCGGAGGCACCGAGCGAATGATCATGCTCCGGCTCGCGGAGAAATTCCGCAGGCCGGACGTGGATGCGTTCCTTGCCTCCGTGAGCTCGGCGCAGATCACGGAATGGATCATGTATTACAAGGTGAAATCGGATGATGCGGAGAACAGGCGGACCAGGGACACTCTCAAGCGGAACGTGAGGAAGAAGCGTGGCAGATAACGACGCCTATGTAAAGCTCGGGCTCAAGAAGACCGACTTTGACGCTGGACTGAAGCGCGCCAAGGGCAGCCTGAAGACCTTCGAGAAAGACACCATGGCCATAGGCCGTTCCCTTCAGGCAGGCTTTGCCGCCGTCATCGGTAGCGGGGTTGTGCTGGGCATGAAGTCACTTCTCGACGCCTACGCCCAGCAGGACAAAATGGAACGCATGCTGGCGGCCGCCATGAAAGAAAAGAACATCTACACCGAGGCGGCCATGAAGCACAATCTCAATTACGCAGCCAGCCTCCAGCGGCTCACTACCTTCGGTGATGAAGAGATCATGAACGCCCAGCGCATCTTTACCAACTACCGCATCGAAGGTGAGATGTTGGACAAGCTCACCAAGGCTACCCTGGACCTGGCCGCAGCCAAAGAGATGGACCTCAAGAGCGCGGCTGACCTGGTGGCCAAGAGCGTGGGTAGCTCAACCAATGCCCTGTCCCGGTATGGGGTTCAGATCGAAGGCGCGGTGGGATCCATCGAGAGAATGCAACAGGCCGTGGACAACATCACCAAGCTCTATGGTGGCACTGCCGCGGCAGCGGCTGAGACCTACGAGGGCAAGGTGATCCAGTTAAAGAATGCGTTCGGGGACACCCAGGAACAACTGGGAAAG